GCCATGCTTGAGTAGCAGCCACCAGCTCAGCGCCATCACCCGGTGAAACGATAGCGATAGGGATAAGCACATCGCCATCAAACAGGAAGTTATCAAGCGCCACCAGTGCAGCCAGTTCATTCACGGCTGGCGAACTTTGCAGCAACTTGATTTCAATGGTGCCAGACTTGTTGCCATTGCGAGCGCGGGCGACGTGGCCATCAGCTCCAACGCGCTTCATGTACAGGTCTTCGTCACGCTTGGCAGTAATAAAGTCTCCGTCACTAAAGCCGGAAACGATAACGCCACCGACGATGACGGTTAGCTTAGTTGGGTCGTATGTAGATGTTGCCATTATGTTTCCTTATTAGGCCAGTTCGTAACCGACATTGCCGTTAATGTTAACGACGTGAATTGCGCCAGCCAGTCGGGCGCTAAATTGCAGCGTCAAAACACGCGAAGCCTTAACCAGTGGGTCAATCGACTGGGACAACGGCGCTGTGATTGTGAAACCCGGCACAGTCTTACCGTTTTCATCCACCTCGTCCGGCGCGATATAACCAACGGTCACGCCTTGTTGCAAAGACTTGCGCAAGTTAGTTACACACAACTGGATACCAGCGTCGGTATAAGGCACCTTGGCGCGGTTGATAACCAGCATTGTCATGTTGGTCTGAATCAAGTCTTCCAGCCAATCCCGGCCACGGATAACGTCAATCCACTCGCCAGCGACAACTTTTCCAGGATTCGTCAAGGCGATCTGTGTTTGGTAATACTCAAAAGTATTCCCGCCCTTGCCTAAAATGGTGCTGCGCTGGGTAGATGTCAACTTGTCAGGTGTAACTCCACCAAGCTTTTTAAGAGCCCATGTTTCGCTACCTGGTTGCAGCGGGAACACAGCAGACATCCAAGCCGCATCGGGGTATTGAGTCAAAGCGTTGGCGCTATAAGCCGCATAGGTGCGGTAGTAGCGTGTGTCTTTGGCCACACTGATAACGTCAGTAGAAACTCCCGGTGTCAGAATGGCTGATTCGTCAGAAGCAAAGCCAAACAGTTTTTTCTGTGTCTCAGTCCAAGCCGCGAAGTCGAGTTGCACCTGCTTTGTGCGGTCACTAGAGATCAAGCCATACCATGCATTGTCTTCCATGACGATAGCGGCCATATCGACGGCTACAGTGTCCACGGTAGTCATTGCGCCCCACGACAGGTTAGAACCCAGCGTGACAGACTGCAAGTTAGATTGGCTAATCCAAGCCAAAGAAACGGTATCACCGATGGCGGTAGCGGTCAGCGTTTCGTTTGCGTCCGAAGTGATGGCCAAAGCCAAGCCCGTAGCAATTTCCGAAGCCAATGCACTTGCGTCCGATGTGAATGTGTACACCTCAGGCGAAGTACCGGCGACCGTGATTGTGTAGGTCGTCAGATTAACAGCCACAATATCAATGATGGCAGTAGCCACGGCGCGGCGACCGACTTTTACCTGGCGCGGGTGCGGGGTCTGCGAGAATGCAGCCTCAACGGCGCTCAGGATAGGGTCAGGCAGGCCATCCGCAACGGCATCGTCATATCGGGTATAGGCTTGCACACGAGACGTGAAAGCCATGTGACCCCCCACGACCATTGGCGTCCCGAAATCGGCTCGCTCTACGCCGGTTGTATTCAGTGAAATACTGACATTTACGATGTCACTTAAAGTTGCCATGTTGGCTCCAATCTAAAAATTAAACTTTGCAAAGTTCAGCCAAATGGCTTAGAACATTTTATGTTTTGTGATGTGGAATGTCAAAACTCAAACACCCGACGCCGTAACCGACAAAATATACTCTTCGTTCAAAGCCGTATTAACCTGACCTATGGTGCCATTACTGATAACAGTATCAATAATCCCGACATTATCAGTTTGATCTGATTCCCAACGCAGGGACAAATCGATGCTTGCCCGTGGCTCAATGGCAATGCCATTAAGTAACTGTGCAATATCAGTCACTGCCGACATATCAAACGCTGCAATATCCTGAACTGAAAACTTATCCAAGTTTGAATTAAGCAGCATCTTGTCTGAAAACGTTTCTACAGTCTCCACGCTGTCAACGCCAAAACGATTGATATTTAAAACACTCTCACGCACGGCCAAAACAGTCTGAATCCCGCCTGCGTCAACGTCCGAGTAGTGAGGCTCGCCAACGGTAGTAATCACGCCTAAGCGCAGCGTAGAGTATGGCAATGCAGGACGCGGCCCGGTCTGGTCAGCCCATATGACAGTGCCTCCTAGGATTGGCTGAATCAGCGCATACAAGCGCGTTTTAAGCGTTGCTACGTTCATTTTACGGTCATGCCAGATGAAATAACATACTTTGTAATTTTGTTAATTTTGTCTTCGCTAACGAATTTTCCTGCAACTTTGCAAAACAGCATAGTCGCCATCAAATAGTATTTAAGCCACCATTTGAACTTAACTCCAAGTGTTACATTTATTTCTTTCATTTCTTAGCGGGCAATTTCATGGCCCATGCCTTACCTTCTTTGCGGGCTTTGCTGATGTTAATTGCTTCAAGTTGTGCCACTGCTTTCTCACGAGCGCCAGAACCAGTAAAGCATTTACCGCCAACGTCAGAGGCCCATCCTTTGACGCCTTTAAGTGTGCATTCAGTTAATTTAGCGGGCATGATTAAACCTTCTTGAAAATTTGGAAATACCAGCCATTGACGCGAACCGTGCAAGCTGCGTCTGACTTGATCTTGATCTCAGCCGGATAGTTCTTGATGTCGTTTGAACCAATGTAAGAACCAGAAAAGCTAGACAGCGAGTAAGTCCCAACTGTCTTAAATTGAATTGTCTGTTTTGGAGACTCATAAGCTGATGGTGAGCCAATACCAAGAAACACCGATAGATTTACTACCTGATTAGCCGCCGTTGTTGTTATAAATAGTTCATAACGTCCATTCACCATACTATTCAATGGCAATTGAGTTAGATCAATCTGGTTTGTAGTCGCATTCCAAAGCGATGTAATACCACTTGGCATAGCGTCAATCTTGGTAAATGGCCCCAGCTTGTCATTCGTCAGCTTCGTCCAAGTGCTAGGTGATACGCTGATGGGTGTAACTCCGGTTGCTGCATCGTTGTAATCCACGAATCCGATTGATGTCTGAAGCTCTTCAATCTCAACCTTAGCAGCCGAAAAGTTACCGCGAACACCCGCCGTAGTTGGGTTGCCCAATGGTGGAATAGCCACATTGATATTAGATGCCATTTATTAACCTCTTGTAAGTGTTCCGGCGACCCATGCAGCCGCATAACCCGCTGGCGCTGCCATTCTACGGGTAGCATAAATTTTGTAGTGGTCAATAACGCCCATTTGACGCACCGAGATAGAGCTGACCTCGTAAGCATAGCCACGCCACACAATCAGGTCAGGCTGTAGGCCCGTAGCCTCGCCGCCCTCCTGTAGTGATGTGTCTGTATAGACTTTCACAATGTCGCTGATTCGACGGCCTTCAGGGGCTGTAATCAGGTCTTGCTCGGTAGCAGGCTGTACGCTTGCCTGAATGGCGATAACGCTACGCACGCCAGGCACAAATACGCCACTGACATAAGCGCCAGCGGCTTCATGAAGTACATCAAATGGTTTACGAAAGCTCATTTGCGGATTAGGTGTTTTAGTATCTTGCTTGAAGTGCAGGCGTGCTTAATTGGGTCAATGTTTTTCATTAATACAGAGACGATTTTATCAAACACATACTTGCCTATCATATTTTCTTAACTTCAAATGTAATGCTATTAACCAATGCACCGGTATCTACAAGTGTTTTTGTACTGCCTTTTTTGGCTTTAACCGTGCTATCTGCAAGCCGTGGCAATATATTGCGCTTGCTAATTACACTCTGAATATCTTGTTTTGCATTTAAACCAAGCAAATACACCGCCCGTGCAAATGTTTCTACGCCAAGTTGCCTAGTAGCCCTGTGCATATACCTGATATAGCTTGGTTTATTCTCATCAAATGCAGTCCCCATGAATGAGCGTTGTGGAATTTTATCAGTTCCGTACTCATTGTGAGCTGCATATTCTGCAACTGATGTACCGTCTTCGTTAATCTCGCCTTTTTGAACACCTACCGTGATAACCGTCCTATCAGCACTGTGGAATTCAGCCATGATCTTCTTCATGCCTAAATCCCTATCCATGACGTACTTAGACGGCTTCTTGGTAGCCATTAGATCGGTGCGATAACGTCAAACATGCGTGTAATTCCACCCATTGATATATTAATGCTTAGACGATCTAGCATAATCTCATACTGGTTTTTAGATGCCGTCTTAGATTTTGACGTTGTGCCAGCACTAAAACGCCTTTCCAAGTCGCCTTCTTTTTCACTAATCAGGTTTCCGCCCATACTAGCCGTACCGGCTTCACTTGCCAAACGATGTGCCAACAATATGCAGGCTTGATACACCAAAGCTAAGCCGCGCACGTTTTCAGCGTATAGCAACGGTTCAATAATCAATGGCGCAAGATCAAGCATAGCCTGAACTGTTACGTCAGACTCAGCCGCGAACTCAGGGGCGACTAGGCGAAGGGTTTCTAATTGAGTGGCCATTTAGTCTATCCAGTAACTTGAGTTAATTTGCGCCGTGCTGTATGCGTGATTTATAACACTTGAATTATAACTTGAGTCAATTTGAACATCACCATACGCTCCATCAATAGCCATTTGCGCGCTGTTTTTGTCAATTTGCATCGCGTTATATTCTGAATCTATCGGCCTGATTTTGTTTTTATCTCTTACCTTTGGCAAGTAATAAACTGATTGATTTTCAAATAAATCAACGCTTAAAACATAAGGCAGATAAGTTACTTGAGATTCAAAGAACTGGTTTACATTGAAATGCGCCCAGCTTACATATCCTGACTCAACATATCCAGGCTGAACGTAATCAAGCGGTTTAATAATGTATGAAGCAGAAGCATCATAAATTGCGCTTTGATTGCTAAACAGTCCAGCCGTTAAAACGACTTGGCCAGTGGTAATAACAGGCGTGAAGAACTGGTTTACATTGTCAATCCGATTCGTACTAATGACTGACGCGCCAATAGACAAAGACGCAGGATAGAACGTGCTTATGTTGTCATGACGACTTGGCGACAACACAATAGCACCCTGCGATACTGTAGCGACAAAGAATGAACTTGTATTTTCAATCCTTGAAGGCTGCAATACAGCCGCGCCCGTAGTCACTACAGCGCTGTAAAACGCTTGGCTATTGTCAAGCCTTGCGGGTGACAGCGTAACGGCTCCACGGCTTACCGTAGCGGCGTAAAACGTGTTTACATTGTCAAGTCTAGACGGCTGGAGTGGCGCGATACCCTGAGACAATGAAGCCGCGTAAAAGCTGTTTACATTGTCATAGCGCGTAGGCTGTAAAGCAACAGAACCAACGCTAACCAATGGCGAATAAACCGTATTTCCATTGGTGTAAAGACTAGCCGAAAGCGTTACAGAGCCACGATTTACAACCGGGCTATATAGTGAGCTTGAATTGTCAAAACGAGAGACTGTAAGCGTTACTGAGCCGCTTGTAACGGTATGGGACGAGATGATCGTCAATGCCTACAAGCATTGGCAGGAAACGCAGATGTACGCCGATGGAGAGCCGTTCAACCCGTTGTACGAGCGGTATGCCAGATACGGTGATGCGTACACGGTATTCACCGTCCGCGACGATGGTAAGTTGGTTGGCCATTGCGGTATGTACCTCACGCCATCCATGCACACGCAAAAGCTGCTGGCTACCGAGGACACATGGTTTTTGCTGCCGGAGTACCGGAAGGGAAGGAATGCGGTCAGGTTCTACCATTTTGTCGAAGCCGAGATGATGAAGCGTGGCGCGACTAAATGCACCATGACGGCGGCACCCTACAACAAGGCTCGCCGGATCATGGAATACCTAGGGTATAAGATTGATTGTTACAAGCTTTCCAAGGTATTGACACCCGCAAAGTAGGTTGATATGCTTCAAATAGCACCGCGCCGACAGCGTACCCGATCAACCGCTGTCATAGGGAAATGCGATGTGTGCTCCAGACCCCCCCGATTACGCAGCGGCAGCGCAGCAACAGGGCGCTGCTAACCTTGACGCTGCTGTTGCTGGCTCTCGCCTAAACAATCCAAACGTCATCAACCCGCAAGGGACTCAAACATGGACGGAAGGAGCTACCGGCTCAGATCGTCCGACGATGACGCAGACGTACAGCCCCGAGCAGCAATTCCTGTATGACCAAAGCGTACTAACAAAAGGATTGCTTGGCGGACTTGGTGTGCAAGGCGCAGAAGCACTTGGCGATGTTATCGGGCAGAACCTCGACCTCTCCGGCGCTCCTGCCGCACCAGGCGATGCCGCTGCTACCAGAGAGAATACCTACAACGCGATGATGAGCCGGGTCAATCAGGACATCGGACAGTCGCGTGATGATGCGAATTCAAACCTTATTGCCGCAGGTATAAGGCCCGGAAGCAGGGCATACGAAGCGTCAATGGATCGCATCAACCGGCAGGAAACCGATGCCCGCCAGCAGGCTCTATTGGCCGCAGGACAGGAAGGCCAACGCGACTTCACGATGGATACGCAGGCGCGGAAAGATGCCATTGCGGAGATTCTATTGGGACGACAGACCCCCCTGAACGAGATCAACGCACTGACTAGCGGTTCGCAGGTATCGAACCCGTTTGCCGTTCCGGGTGCGGCGCAGAATGCGAACGTGCAGCCTGCGCCTGTCTATAACGCCGCGATGCAGCAAGGCCAATACGATACCAATGCCTACAACAACCAGATGAGCGGGTTGTTTAGCCTTGGAAGTGCCGCATTAGGGATGCGTTAATCATGCCTAGAACCGCAGACTACGATCCGCTGATTGACGAACTTCCCCCAGACTTGGCTTCGGAGTATAAGGCCGAGAAGCGCCCCCAACGCATTGCCGAGACGATGC